ACGTCACACTCAGCGTGGGGACGGCTGGTGAAGGTACTCAGCGACATGGGATACACCGAGCTGGGCCGCAAAACAAAGGGGGAGAAGCCGCCGGAGAAATCCTACCGGACCACAAAGGCCTACGGGCTGGAATCCATCGAGATCCCCGGCAAGGGGTCTGTGGTGTTCCGAACCCGGACTGCAAACGGCGGACTGGGCGAGGGCTTTGACTATCTGGTGATCGACGAGGCCCAGGAATACACGGACGATCAGGAGGCGGCGCTGATTTACACTGTCTCCGACTCTCCCAACCCTCAGACCATCTTCTGCGGGACTCCGCCCACCACCACCAGCGCGGGGACGGTGTTCACCAAGCTCCGCCGGGACGTGCTGGCAGGGGAGACCTGCGACACGGGCTGGGCGGAATGGAGCGTGGACAAAAAGCCCCGGGACATTACCGACGTGGAGCTTTGGTATCAGACCAACCCCTCTATGGGATTTCACCTGAACGAGCGCAAGATCCGCAGTGAGATCCGCAGCGGGGACACGCTGGACTTTGAGATCCAGCGGCTGGGATACTGGTATCAGTACAGCCTGAAATCCGCTATCAGCGAGGCCGAATGGCTGGATCTGAAGGCGGAGACCCTGCCGGAACTCCGGGGCAAGCTGTTCGCCGGAGTCAAATACGGCCGGGACGGCACCAACGTCTCTCTGTCCATCGCGGTAAAGACCAAAGACAATCGCATATTCACCGAGGCCATTGATTGCCGCCCCATCCGGGCGGGGAATCAGTGGCTTCTGGCGTTCCTCGGAAAGGCAGACCTGGCGGCAGTGGTCATTGATGGTCAGAACGGACAGGAGCTGCTGAAAAAGGAGATGCAGGAGGCGGGAATCAAGAAAAAGCCCATCCTGCCTACCGTCCGGGAGGTCATCGCGGCAAACGCCATGTTTGAGCAGGCGGTTTTTGGAAAGACCCTCTGCCACATGGGGCAGCCGTCCCTGACCACAGTGGTCTCCAACTGCGAAAAACGCGCCATCGGATCCAGCGGCGGCTTTGGCTACCGATCCATAAAGGACACGGCGGACATCACCCTGCTGGACAGCGCGGCACTGGCCCTCTGGGCCTGCTCTGAGTACAAGGACAAGGCACCGCAAAAAATCACCTATTAAGCCTACGGGCTTTTTAGAAACTACCTATACCACAGGGTTAAGTGGGGAAAGGACCAGAAATGGCAGAATTTACACCTATCACAACACAGGACGAATTTGACAAGGCCGTACAGGCCCGGATCCAGCGGGAGCGGGACAAGTACAAAGATTATGAGTCCCTCAAGGACAAGGCGGCGAAATTTGACGCCCTGGCCGGGAAGGACTACGAAGGCACCATCAAGGATCTGCGTGAGCAGCTCAAGACGGCGAACGAAACCCTGACCGCCGCAACTGAACGAGCGGACACGGCGGAACACTCCCTGATGGTCAGCCGGGTTGCCCAGGAGTTCAAGCTCCCCAGGGAACTGGCGGACCGTCTGACCGGCTCCACGGAAGAGGAACTGCGGACAGACGCCCAGGCCCTTGCCAAATTCGTGACACCAACCGAACCGGCTCCGCTGGCTAACCCGGAGCCCGTCAAAACCGATCAGATTGAAGCGGCATATATGACGCTTCTCTCTGGCTTGAAAGGAGACTAAAACAATGGCTAATGTACTTTCCAAAGGCACTCTGTTCCCCACTGAACTGACCAACGAGATGTTTAACCAGGTGCGGGGCAAGTCCAGCCTGGCCCGTCTGAGCGAGGCCAAGCCCATCCCCTTCAACGGGGCAACGATGTTCACCTTTAACCTGGACAAGGAGATCGACGTGGTGGCGGAAAACGGCGCCAAGAGCAACGGCGGCGCAACCGTCGGCACCGTGTCCATCGTCCCCGTCAAGGTGGAGTATGGCACCCGTGTGTCCGATGAGTTTATGTACGCTTCCGAAGAGATCCGGCTCCAGTATCTGCGGGCCTTTGCCGAGGGCTTTGCCAACAAGGTGGCCCGGGGCATCGACATCATGGCATTCCACGGCCTCAACCCCCGCACCAAGACGGCCTCTGCCGTGATCGGCAACAACCACTTTGACGCGAAAGTGAACCAGACCGTCACTCTGACCAGCGACGGCAATGCCAACGTGGAGGCCGCCATTGCCCTGGTGCAGGCCAACGAGCATGACGTCACCGGCATGGCGATGGCTCCTGCCTTCCGCGCCAACCTGTCCGCGCTGAAGAAGGGCACCAGCTCCAACGAGGCCCTGTTCCCCGAGCTGGCCTGGGGTTCCAACCCCGGCACCCTCAACGGCCTGCCTGTGGACACCAACTCCACGGTGTCCTTCACCGGCACCGGCGATGGCAACGTCAATACCGACCGCGCCATCCTGGGCAACTTCCGCGACTACTTCCGCTGGGGCTATGCCAAGCAGATCCCCTTGGAGGTTATCGAGTACGGCAACCCCGACAATGACGCCCAGGCTGGCGATCTGAAGGGCCACAACCAGGTGTACATCCGCGCCGAGGCCTATATCGGCTGGGGCATCCTGGTTCCCAACGCCTTCTCCCGCATCGTGGAATAAGATGCGGACCTACCGGAACACCGTAACGGGCGCGGTGATCGTAACCCCCTGTGAGATCCACGGGGATGTCTGGCGGGAGGAAACTCCCGCCAAGCAGCCCGAACCTCCCAAAAAGGAGGCGAAGAAGGATGGGAGAGCCGTACGCAACCGTAAATGATGTGATCACGCTCTGGCGGTCCCTGACCCCCGCGGAGGTGGATCGGACAGAAGCCTTGCTCCCTGTCGTATCCGATGCACTCCGGCTGGAGGCCAGCAAGGTGGGCCGGGATCTGGACAGTATGATCACGGCGGAGACAGTCCCGGCGGACGTGGTCAAGGCTGTGACCGTGGACATCACCGCCCGGGTGCTCCGCCAGAGCACCACAGGCGACGCCATGACCCAGGAAAGCCAGGCGGGGCTTGGATACTCCTGGAGCGGCACCTATGCCGTGCCGGGCGGCGGAATCCTCAACGCCATTATGAAAAATGACCTGAAACGCCTGGGCCTTATGCGGCAGAGATACGGGGTGATTGATTTTTATGATCTCGGGAACTGACGTTATTTTGATCACCAGGATCCAGACCGGGACAGACCTGCTCAACCACCCGATCTACACCGAAAGCCGGGAGACGGTGGCAAATGTCCTGGTGGGGCAGCCCACTGGGGACGAGATCACCGACACCCTCAACCTGACCGGAAAGAAGCTGGTTTACACCCTGGGTATCCCAAAGGGTGACGCCCACGACTGGAAGGGGCAGTTGGTGGAGATCTTTGGGGAGCGGTTCCGGGTGATCGGCTACCCGGAGATGGGGATTGAAGCCAACATTCCCGGCCCCTGGCACAAGAAGGTGAAGGTGGAGCGCATTGAGTAAAAACCGCTTTGAGCTGAACCGGGCGGGCGTCCGGGCGCTGCTCCAGTCTCAGGAGGTCATGGACGCCTGCGCCGGAGAGGCACAGGTCATCCTGGGCCGTCTGGGGGACGGCTACGAGATGGACACCTACACCGGGAGAAACCGCGTCAACGCGATGGTCTGGGCGGAGAGCTATCAGGCCAAGCGGGACAACATGGAAAACAACACTCTGTTAAAGGCGGCGGGATCGTCATGATTGAAACCGTACTGATCGACTATCTGGGGGCGGGCCTTTCCGTCCCCGTTTCTGCGGAGGTGCCGGAGGATCCGCCGGAGACTTTCGTGGTCCTGGACAAGACCGGAGGCGGCATGGAAAACCACATCCAGTCCGCCACCGTGGCGATTCAGTCCTATGGGCCGACCCTGTATGACGCGATTGCCCTCAATGCGCAGGTCAAAACCCTGATGCTCTACGGGGATACGCCCCCGGAGATCGCTGGGGTTCGGCTGAATACAGACTACAACTTTACGGATCCGACAACCAAGCGATACCGCTATCAGGCGGTATATACCATCACCCATTACTAGGAGGGATCACATGAATACTGTGCTCAACGTGACCGCCGGAAAGCCTCAGATCGGCGGCGCGGTATTTCGTGCGCCTTTGGGGACGACGCCTCCCACGGACGCCATTTCCACCCTATCCTCCGCCTTTGTGCCTCACGGCTACTGCTCCGAGGACGGCCTGACCAACTCCAACAGCCCAACGAGCGAAGACGTCAAGGCCTGGGGCGGGGACGTGGTCATGAATCTCCAGACGGGCAAGCAGGACCGGTTCAGTACCACGTTCATCGAGGCGCTGAACAAGACGGTGCTGGAGACCGTGTACGGAGAGGAGAACGTCACCGGCACCCTGGAGACGGGCATCACCGTTACCGCCAACGCTGACGAAGCCACGGAATACGTCTGGGTGATCGATATGATCATGCGGGACGGAGCGCTCAAGCGGATCGTCCTCCCGGACGCCAAGCTGATCGAGGTGGGCGACGTGGTTTACCGGGACAATCAGGCCGTGGGGTACAACGTGACCCTGTCGGCGCTGCCGGACGCCGCCGGAAACACCCACTATGAGTACATCGTCAAGCAGACCATCGCCGTCAGCCTTGATAAAGCCACCGCGACAGTGGCCGCGGGCGCTACCACAGCGCTGACCGCAACCACCACGCCCAGCGGCGGGGCGGTGACATGGTCCAGCTCGGATACCACGGTGGCCACGGTTTCCGGAGGGACGGTAACCGGCGTGGCAGCGGGCACCGCAGTCATTACGGCCAGCTATCTGGGCAAGAGAGCCACCTGCACCGTCACCGTGACGGCAACGTAACAAGAGGAGGATCAGCATGAACATTCGGACAAAGAGCGGCTTTGAATGCCAGGTGCGGCCGGAAACCCTCAGCGACTTCCGCTTTCTGCGGCAGCTCCGGGACATGAAGGGCTCAGATCCCACCCAGAACATTGTCGGCATGGTGGACATGGCGGAAATGGTGCTGGGCGAGGACGGCGTGGAACGGCTCCTGGAGCACGTCAAGACCGAGGAAGGCTTCGCCCCGGCGGAACGGGTAGCCGCCGAGGTGGGCGAAATCATCAGCATCATGGCAGAGGCCAGCAAGCCGGTAAAAAACTGCTGATCCTCGCGGAGATGATGGATGTGGACGAGGACGCGCTGCGGTGCGACTTCGCCGAAACCTATCACATCTATGACCTGGAGGCTATCCCGGCGGGTCTGGCCGCTACGCTGGCGGCGGGCCTGCGGGATAACAGCCGGATCCACTGCAAGATGGCAAACCTCCGGGTCACCCCGGAGGTTTTTCTTTTAGCCCAGTGCTATGACCTTCTGGCGCTCCTGTGGTGGAGCAGGACGGCGGACGGGCAGAGGAACCGGAACCGGCCCAAGTCTCTGGCGGAAACGCTCCGCGAGGAGGAGAAACAATCGGACGTGCTGGCCTACGACAGCCCGGAAGCCTACGAACAGGCCCGGGCGGAGCTACTCAGAAAAATAAGGGGGGATCAACATGCCTGAAGGAACGACCCTCGGTAAATATTATATCCAGATCGTA